ATGAACGACAGCACCATCAGGCTTTCAGCCGATACGTCAGCTCTCTCGGATTCACTCTCCAAAATTGCCGAAGAGATGACGGCCATGAAGGACGCTGTTTCATCCTCTGCTGCCGCCATGGGAGCAAACCTTGATGCCTCGGAAAAACAGGCAGAGGCCACCAATGCCGCCATTCACGGACTTGATGACAGCGTTAAGACCATAACCGATTCAATTCAGGCTCAGACCAAAACTGTTACTGACCTCGGTAGCGAGCAGAGCAGGGTAACAAAGGAAATCAGCAAGGCCTTAAATACTCAGAATACCCAACAGAAAGACGCCAACACCACTCTTGCTGAGCAGAAGAAAATCATGCAGGAGCAGGAAGCTGAAATCAAAAAGTTCACCAAAGCCGTGGACAGTCAGACCGGTGTTCTGCAGAAAAACGCCTCCGGCTGGAAAATGCTGATGACAGGCTTTGCCATTAAGTTTGCCTCCGAAATAGTGGACGGCTTTAAGAGCATCATCTCTACCGGACTTGAAGCCTCACGGGTTTATGAGGATATGTCAGCAAGACTGACTCCCCTGGTTGGTGATTTGGAAACAGCGCAGAAAACCTTCTGAAGCCTTAACGGTCTTGAGGATGAAACGGCAACTGCTACTGACAAACTCGCTAAAGCCTTTGTGGACTTAGGCAACAACGGGCTCACCAACTCAAACGAACAGCTTAAGACCTATGCCACCATTGCTCATGGCACCGGCAGAGACATCAACACCTTAACTGATGCGGTTATTGCCTTCTCCCAGGGCTCTACAAAGGCACTCCGGCAGTTCGGCATTACGGCAAAGGATAACGGTGACACCATTTCCCTTACCTACAAAGGCTCAACCACCGAAATTCAGAAGAACAGCAAGGCTCTGGATTCCTATCTCTCTGATTTGGCAAAGAACAATTTTGACGGCGTACTTGAAACCAAACTCAACACTGTATCTGCCGCTACCGGAAGACTGGATAATGCCTGGGGAACATTCTGCACGAGACTCATGCAGTCTGACGGAGGCTTCGGAGAACTCATCATCATGGGTAATGACTTTCTGGCCAATACCCTGAACGGCATTTCCGAATGGCTTGATGATCCGGCGGTTATTGAATGGTTCCACAATCTTGCAAAAACGGTACGTGAGACTTTCGAGGGAATACGCACCGAACGAAGGCAGACAGAACGGCATCCACGCAGGACAGCTTAAGAGCTACATTCAGCTTTGCCTAGCCTTGAGCGAGATGGCAAAGGAGGTAAGAACAGCAAGCCCTAAGCCACAGCAGCATGAGAATCCGAAATTCGCGATGAGAACCTGGCTTTTAAGACTCGGCTTCATCGGCGAGGAGTTTGCAACAGCAAGAAACATCCTTACCAGAAACCTTAGCGGTGACACGGCCTTCAGATTTGGCAGAGCCGCCTAACCCAAAGCGAGGACTTACCCTCCTCCTGCTGGCCCCTTAACCGGGGTTTCGGCAGTAGAAGGGTAAGCCTTCAATCAGAATAAGGAATTGAATATGGCAAAGAGATATTACATTGCTTACGGAAGCAACCTGAACACCCAACAGATGAGATTCAGATGTCCTGATGCAAGGGTTGCAGGCGTTTCAGAAATCCCCGATTACCGTCTGCTTTTCAAAGGAAGTCAGACAGGTGCGTACCTCACCATTGAGCCATGCCGAGGTCACAGCGTTCCCGTGGCCGTGTGGGAAGTAACAGCCAATGATGAACTTTCACTCGACCGTTACGAAGGTTATCCGCGATTCTACTACAAGGACGAGATGACACTTCCGGTAATCAGCATTGACGGTAGCAGAGTAAGAGAGCTTCCGGTGTTTGTCTACATCATGCACGAGGACAGGCATATCGGTGTTACGACCCGGTATTACCTCGACACCTGCCTTGAGGGATACCGCACATTTGGTTTCGATGAAGAGCATTTATCCGACGCACTGAAGTTAAGCATGGAGGAAGTAAGATATGCAGAATAAAGAACAGCGCACCTGCCCGATCTGCGGCAAGACCTATCACGATCATCCTGCCCTTTCCCGTACTGACGGCAGGACGGAAATCTGCCCCGACTGCGGCACCAGACAGGCACTTGAGGCTGTGGGAATTCCGGCTGAAAAGCAGGAAAAAATCCTCGAAGTAATCCATGAAAAGCTCGGTGAAAGAGAGGCATAATGCGGGATTGAATTGAACAACAGGAGGTTATAGATGCCTCCTTTTTTCTTCTCATTATTTGGTTATTCTTCTCATTTAGCTTGATTTGAGAAGAAACAAACGATTAATGAGAAGAAAAAAATAGTACAAAATAAGGCACTTATTGACTTGCTATACCTTTGGTACAGAGCGAATATACAGTCATCGAGAACAACAACGGAGACTTGAAAATGAGCAAGATGACAGAAAGAGCAAGAACCTACAGATTACCGAATCCATCCACTCCGGAGGATCTGGAATGCCGCTGGAGCAAGCCCCTGAGATACGGCGACAAGGTGATCCTGGCAGGCCACTACTGGAACGGAGCCGGCAAGCCATCCTACTACGGCGCGGTTTACGAGTTCCTCACCGACGACACCGGATGCGAAGGTGAAATCGGGATCCGCGAGGTAAGCGGTGTGGAATTCGAGGATGAAGGTCATGCCATTGAATGGGCGATGAAGAACGCCAACTGATACGGAGCTTAACGGCTCCTTTTTTATACCATGAAAGATCGCTTCGGCGGTCTTTTGTTATGGAATCTACATCAGTTGATCTGTTTGAAAAAGAATAGTAAAATGGTATTACTTCCATGAAACGGAACTAATACAAAGGATAAAACAATGATTTTGATGAAGCTGAAACTTGATAACTACATGGCTTTCAATGACTTTGAGATGTCCATGACTTATGCAAAAAAAATCGTTGGAAACCAGATGACTGAATGCCTTAAGGATCATCTGAATTTCAGGTATAAAAAACTGAACATTCTTATGGGCGCCAATGCCTCCGGTAAAACCTCCATCGGCAGAATGCTATTGAACATTCTTAATTTCATTGCCAGGAAGGAATATGCCAGTATCGCTTCATGTATAAATGACTCTAAGAAAGATGCGAAATTTGAGATCCAGTTTGTCGTAAACGATGACTTTTACAGGGTTTCCTCAATAATTAAAGGAAAAAAGGAAAGCAAAAACTATTCAAGCAGTGATTTTCTGATAAAAGTTGAGCAGACACAAATCGGCAAAAGCGACACCTACGAAAAGACACTGGAAAAACTGGATTCAAAATCAGACACCGGTTACTGCAGCGACTACATCAGGGAACTGGAAAAAATTAAACCAATGTCATGGGCTTTTGAGTTTCCACGGGACAGTGAAAATCTGGCTGCTAGCTATACCCCAAAAAATGAAGAGAGATATCTGCAGATTCTGAAAAATACCCTACAGGCTCTGGATCCCCTTATCACGGATGTCGAAAAAGTAAAGGAAGTGAATGATACCTATGTTATCAAGATTGGCGGAAAACAGGTGATAATCAAAAACGGGATCATTGTCGATGACGGGCTTCTTTCCAGCGGAACCAGAGAAGGTGTCAGTCTGGCAAATATGTTTGCAGCAATGGTAAGCGGAATGTATTCATTCTTTTATTGTGATGAAAAGTTCTCGTTTATCCATTCCGACATTGAAAAGGCCTTCCTGTCACTAATGGTGGAAAAGCTGGAAGGAGACAGACAGCTGTTCTTTACCACTCATAATACGGACATTCTTGACATGAATTTTCCAAAGCACAGTTTTAATTTTCTGCGTAAGGAGATATTCGACGGAGTCTCTTATATTTCCGTCATCAATGCCGGAGATTACATCAAGAAAAACAGAGATTCTGTGAAGACTGCGGTTCAGAATGATCTGTTCTCATCCGCCCCTATGTTGGAAAAAATATTTGCATTAACGGACATTTAAACGATGAAAGCTTCCGGAATATTTCAATACTTTGTAGAAGGCGATGACGAAAAGAGATTAATTGAAGTTCTTAAGACCGACATGCGCCTGATTATCCCTGGTAAAGTCCAGATTTTGAATGTCGTGCAGGAAAGATTGACTGATCTGAAACTGAGAACATTACAGGATGGAACAACTTTAGTTTTTGTTTTTGATACCGATGTGGGAGATCCTACAATCCTTAATGAAAACATCAGAAAGGCAAAAAAATCTTCAAACATAAAGGATGTTTATTGCGTACCGCAGGTGAAAAACATCGAAGATGAGCTGATTAGAGCCATGGGACTGAAAAACATTGAAGAGTTGCTGCATTCAAAAAGTAAAAAAGATTTTAAAAGAGATATGCTCAAGGAGCGAAACCTAAAGAGTAAATTTGAGACACATCATTTTGATATTCAAAAGCTCTGGGCTATGAATCCTGCAACGCCGTTTGATAAGATTACTAACCTTTCAAAGAAAATCAAACTCTAAATTAAACTACAACAGGAGCTTAACGGCTCCTTTTTTATACCCAGAGAGATCGCTTCGGCGGTCTTTTTTTATGCCTTAAAGGATGTGAGACAGAATGGCAATGCGGAAACTAAAAAAATACGTCCCCACCAGATTTCTGGCCAAAGGCTCAAAGTACGATAAGACTGCCGCTGATTATGCAGTGAACTTCATCGAATGTCTCTGCCACACCAAGGGAACCTGGTCGGGGAAAATTTTTGAGCTTATCGACTGGCAGGAGCAGATCATCCGTGACCTTTTTGGAACCTTAAAGCCGAACGGCTACAGACAGTTTAATACTGCCTATGTTGAGATACCCAAAAAACAGGGCAAGTCTGAGCTGGCTGCAGCCGTAGCACTTCTTCTTACCTGCGGTGACGGAGAGGAACGAGCCGAGGTTTACGGCTGTGCCGCAGACCGTCAACAGGCCACCATCGTATTTGATGTGGCTGCCGACATGGTGAGGATGTGTCCGGCTCTGAACAAAAGAGTCAAAATCCTCGCCTCGCAGAAACGCATCGTATACCTCCCCACTAACAGTTTTTATCAGGTGCTCTCTGCGGAAGCTTATTCAAAGCACGGCTTTAACATTCACGGAGTGGTCTTTGATGAACTGCATACACAGCCCGACAGAAAGCTGTTTGACGTTATGACCAAAGGCTCTGGCGATGCCAGAACCCAGCCGCTGTATTTCCTTATAACAACCGCGGGAACCGACACCAATTCCATCTGTTACGAGACGCATCAGAAGGCTAAAGACATTCTGGAAGGCAGAAAGATTGATCCCACTTTCTATCCGGTGATTTACGGCGCTGATGAATCTGACGACTGGACGGATCCGAAAGTGTGGCTGAAAGCCAATCCGTCCCTTGGCATTACCGTGGGAATAGATAAGGTACAGGCGGCCTGCGATTCAGCTAGACAGAATCCCGGTGAAGAGAATGCCTTCCGTCAATTAAGGCTGAACCAATGGGTGAAACAGTCAATCCGCTGGATGCAGATGGAAAAATGGGACGCCTGCTCCTTTGCGGTAAACCCAGATGAACTTGAAGGCCGTGTCTGTTATGGCGGTCTTGACCTTTCAAGCACCACCGACATCACGGCTTTTGGTTCCGGGTTGACCGGTGTAAGGATTAACGTTACCCTGAACTGACCAATTGTTATTGTGATAACCATCTCTTCCTGAACGATAATGAGGTGAAACATAGGTGCCATTGCTACGGTAGTAACCGTTTACATGTGATGACGACTGATAACCGCCTCGATGGCCACCGGCTTCCGCAGATGTAATAGAAATTGCTGCAATAATCCCTGCAACTGGACGTAATGTGATTTAGTAGGCCAGCTTTAACGAGAGTGAAGCGATTCCGTGTAAACCCTTGTTAAGCCCCTTTTGAAAAATTATCTAATGTACCTAGCTATCCTTGTGCTGGTTTCATCAAGACAGGATAGCTGGTTCAGAACCTTTGCCCAATTCTGTATTTTAGCATTGTTCCATTTCTTGGCAAGTTCACCCGTAATTCTGAGATAGAAAATTTTAAATACCGAATTTTCATTTTCAAAGAATCCCTTTTTAGTGACCTTTCTAAGGCTGGAATTTACAGATTCGATGGCATTGGTCGTATACATCACTTTACGTATGTCGGCAGGGTAATTATA